CGCCGCAGCCGGCGTGCAACGTGAACTGCTGGCTCTCTACCGAACCACCGGACGGCCTCGGGCGAAGCACCGCCACCGCTCGGTTCATGCATTCGCTGCATGGTTATGCATCGCATCGTCCCAGCTAGGAGGGCAGAAATGGCGCCCAGGAAGCCCCCCAAGGCGTCCGAGAGCGCCGATCAGTCAGCACGTCGAAGCGCGAAGCGGCGCGATGCGGTCGACGCCGGCGAGTCCGCGCCGGTCGACGACGTCGCCGAGGCCGACGGGTGGACTGCTGCGAAGGCTCGGGCGTTCGCGATCAGCCTGTTCGATGATCTCGAGCGGCTGCGGGCGCAGCTGTTCGCTCCGGTGGTGCGCCGCGAGGTGAAGGTGGTGGCCGGAAGCAAGGACCAGCCGAACGAGGTGCAGATCGTCGACGTCGATCTGAACGAGCCGACGTTCGCCGACAAGCGGGTGATCGTCGAGGCGATCTCGGTGGGCACGAAGGTGGTCACGACGCTGATCACGGCGACCGACGGCAAGACAGCGACCACGACGCTCGACGAGCTGAAGGCGAAGCGCGAGCAGCGCACCGAGGACCTGCGCCGGGCGCAGCCCAGGCGTGCTGCCGGCGGGCGCCGCGTCGAACCGAAGTGATCACCCTCGACGATCTCGACCTCGACGACCTGTGGGGCGTCCAGGAGGCGCAGTTCGCACATCTGCCGCCGGACGTGGCGAGTGATGCCGCGGCGATCGAGGCGATCGAGTTCGCCGACTCGTACGGGCTCGTGCTCGACGAGAGCCAGCAGTTCACGTTGCACGCCGGCTGCGGCGAGCGCGCGGACGGCACGTGGGCGGCGACGCAGGTCGCTGACGCCGAGACCCGACAGAACGGCAAGGGCGACACGAAGATCGCCCGAGCGATGCCGGGGCTGTTCCTGTGGGACGAGCCGCTGCAGATCTGGACGTCGCACGAGTTCAAGACGGCGAACGAGTCGTTCCTGCGGCTCGTGCAGTTCATCGAGGGAAGCGACGAGCTCCGCGCCCGAGTGCGTCACATCCGGTACGCGAACGGCGAGCAAGGGGTGGAGCTGCGCAACGGCTGCCGCCTGAAGTTCGCCGCGCGGACCGGTGGCAGCGGGCGTGGGTTCGCGAAGTGCTCGACGCTGTACTACGACGAGGCGCAGCACCTGTCTGCCGAGGCGGTCGCGGCGTCGTCGGCAACGGGGGCGGTGCAGCAGCGCCGGTTCGGTGCGCATGGCCGTCAGGTGTGGTTCGCCGGTTCACCGGGGTTCGCGTCGTCGGCGAAGTGGTGGGATCTGCGACTGCGGGCGCTGAAGGGCAACGGCGGCCGGATGCTGCTCGTGGACCGGCATGGCCGTCACCTGCCGGGCAAGGGCGGCCGGTTCGCGTACATCGAGCACACCGCTGAGCGGGTGTGGATCGACGACAAGGGCAAGCTGCATTCGGAGGCGCCGGACCCGGAGGATCGGCGCACGTGGGCGCTCGGGAACTCGGCGTACAGGCATCGGATCGAGCCGGAGTTCCTCGAGGACCAGCTGCAGTTGCTCGGCCCCGAGCTGTACGCCCGTGAGCATCTCGGCGTGTGGGATCCACTGCCGTCGGCGGAGCTCGACCACGAGCCGAAGATCCCGTCCGACAAGTGGGCCGAGACGCTGCGAGTGAAGTTCGACACGAAGCTGATCACGCCTGGTGATCTGACGTTCGCAGTGGACGTCGAGAAGGGGTCGACTGCGGGGTGCATCTCGCTCGGTGCAGGGTCGCTGCTGGGCGGCTCGTACATCGAGCAGGTGCCGCCGTTCGTGAAGACGGGGATCGGCTGGATTCCGGCTCGTCTGCTCGAGCTGCACAATCGGTGGCGGCCGAAGAAGATCGGCATTGATGTCGGTGGGCCGGCGGGTGCGATCTGGCCGTCGATCGTGGCGCTGTTCACCGCCGCAAAGATCGACGTCGATGAGCTGTTCCACACGTTCACGCTCGGCGAGCTGAAGCAGGCGTCGGGCGGGTTCCTCGCCGATGTCGAGGAGGGCCGTCTTGCGAGGGCGTCGCGTCGCTCGTCGACGGGCGAGCTCGCCGGACAGCCTGAGCTCGACGCCGCAGTGGCGGACGTGGCCGGCAGGGCGCTCGGCGACTCGTGGATCCCGGACCGTCGCACGGCGACAGTGCCGGTCACGCCGCTCACCACGGCGATCATGGCGCGTCATCTGTTGCCCGCGAAGCCGGTGCGCGAGAAGCGCAAGGCGAAGGTCCACTCGTTCTAGGAGGCAGGATGACGGAGCGCACGCCTGCCGAATGGCGGGATCGACTGTTGCAGAAGCTCGAGCGTCGCCAGGGCGAGCACGCCCGACTGCGGCGCTACTACGACGGCGACCACACCCTGCCGACAGCACCCGACACAGCGTCGGTGCCGTACTTGCGTCTGGCCGAGCTCGGCGTCACGAACATGTGCGGGCTGATCGTCGACACGGTCGTGGAGCGCCTCGTGCCCAAGGGCGTTCGTCTCACGGCGACGGGTGATGGCGACCTCGACGTGTGGCGCGACGTGTGGCAGGCGAATGACCTCGATGGCGAAATGCCGGTGGGGTTCGAGGAGTCGCTGAAGGTGGGCCGCTGTCCGATGCTGATCTGGCCGGACGAAACGATGCCGGCAGGGGTGCGGTGGACCATCGAGGACCCTGACGAGACGATCGTCGCGTACAAGCCCGGCGATCGACGGGTGCGTGTTGCAGCACTGAAGGCCTTCAAGGACGAAGACGGCACGAGGTACGCGACGGTCTGGGTGCCAGACCGGGTGGCGAGCTGGGTGAAGTCGCCGCACGACAACGAGTGGCGCACCGATCCCGATCCGGCCGCGTCGGGGGAGAATCCCCTCGCGGTCGTGCCGGTGCTCGAGTTGCCGTCGAAGATGAACGTGAAAGGTGTTCCGACGCCGGAGCTGTCGACGTCCGTGCTGCGGTTGCAGGATCGCATCAACAAGACGATGTTCGATGCTGTCGTGGGCACCGAGGACATGGCGTTCCCGCAGCGAGCCACGATCGGCATCGAAATCGAGAACGACGCTGACGGCAACCCGATCAACCCCCTGCGTTCAGGCCCGTCCAAGGTGTGGGTGCTCGACGCCGTGGAAGGCCAAGAGTCGACCGCGAAGATCATTCAGCTGGAGGCGTTCGACCCTGCCCGGCTGATCGCGATGGCTGAGGCGACGATTAAGCAGCTCGCCGCCGTGTCAAAGACGTCGGTGTTCTACGTCTTGGCCGGCCTCACAAACGTGGGCGCGGACACGATCCGACTCGCAGAAGCGGCACACGTCGGCAAGATCGCTTCGCACAAGGTACGAATGGGCCAGGTCATCGAGGAGGGGTTCAAACTCGCGCTCCGCGCGATCGGTGCGGACGTGGCTGCAGACATCGAGCTCGATTGGGCGCCGTCGGAGACTCGCTCGCCAGCCGAGCTGGCTGACGCGGCGATCAAGATGTCGCAGGCCGGCTACCCGTTCGCTGCGATCGCCCGGTACATGGGCGCGACGCAGCCTGAGGTCGACCGCATTGAGCGCGAGCGCATGGCCGCGACGGCTGCCGCCACCTCGCAACCGCCTGCGCCTCCTGTGGCGACGGCGTGAGATCCCGCCCCGAAACGGGGCACCACCACCCGAAACGGGAGGACAACACCCACATGCACATGCTCACCGACACTCCGATGCGGGTCGGCCGCAGCTGGGTCTTCCCGAACGGGAAGGTGCTGCCGGTCGTCTCCGGAGGCGAGGGACCCGAGGGCGAGGACGTGGCCGCTGGTACCGAAACGGGCCAGGCCGACGGAGCCTCGAGCGGGACTCCCGCCGGCGACTCGACCGCGGCGTCGGGCACGTCCACATCGACCGGGGCCGACATGGCCGCAGAGGTCGACAAGTGGAAGTCGCTCGCCAGGGCGAACGAGAAGCGCGCGAAGGAGAACGCGACCGCAGCAACCGAGCTGGCGAAGCTCCGCGAGTCGGCGATGAGCGATCAGGAACGTGCTGTCGAAGCCGCCCGCCGCGAAGGCGAGACGGCTGCGACGTCCCGGCTCCGAGAGCGCATCATCACCGCCGAGGTGAAGGCGAAGGCCGCAACGGCTGCCGCCGATCCCGAGCTCGTCGCGATGCTCGTCGATCGCACTTCACTCGTCTGGCAGGACGACGACACGCTCGACGTGGCGTCGCTCGAGAAAGCGATCGCGAAGGTCCTGAAGGACCGCCCGGTGCTCGCGAAGAGCGAGACGCCTGGCGCCCCGAAGGTGCCGCACGGTGCACGCGGGACCGAACCCGATGATCTCGGCTCGATGTCGATGAGCGAGTTCATCGCCGCCCGCAACAAGCCCCGCAGCTGACCCGGCGACCCGGCAGCTCACCCCGTCCCGAAAGGACCAAATCGCCATGGCGAACACCCTCCTCACCCCTTCCGTGATCGCCCGCGAGGCGCTCCGGAACCTCTACAACGCGACGGTGATGCTGCCGCTCGTGCACACGGACTACGCGTCCGAGTTCGCGAACGTCGGTGACACGGTCACGGTCCGCAAGCCGGCGCTGTTCGCGGTGAACGAGTTCACCACCACGACCACCATCCAGGACGCAACCGAGACCTCGGTCGCGGTGAAGATGGACAAGCTTCCGGACGTCTCCTTCGCGGTCACCGCGAAGGATCTGTCGCTGTCGCTCGACGACTTCAGCACGCAGTTCCTGCAGCCGGCGATGGAAGCCCACGCCCAGTACGTGGACGGCCTGCTCCTGAGCCTCTACGCCGACGTGTACAACACGACCGGCACGGCGGGCACCACGCCGTCGGCGCTGTCCGACATCACGAACGTCCGCGAGAAGCTGGCCCGGGCTGCGGTGCCGCTCACGGAGCGGCGGCTCGTGATCGATCCGTCGGCGGAGAACAAGTTCCTGCAGCTTCCGCAGACGATCGAGGCCGACAAGATCGGCGACAACGGCACCGCGCTGCGCGAAGCCGCGATCGGTCGGAAGTTCGGCCTCGACATCGTGTCGGGTCAGAACGTGAAGACGCACGACAACGGCACGGTGGCGCACTCCGGCACGTTCGCTGTGAACGGGGCTGTGGCGGCCGGAGCGACCACGATGGCCGTCGACGGCTCCACGACCCTGACGGGTCAGTGGAAGAAGGGCAGCGTCTTCACCGTCGCCGGTGTCACCGGGTCGTACGTCGTCACTGCAGACGTCACCGCAGCCGCCAACGCGATGGCTGCCGTCGCGTTCGCACCGGCCGCCCCCGTCGGTGGGTTCGCCGACAATGCGGTCATCACCCGCGTGTCGAACCACACGGCGAACCTCGGCTTCCACCGGACCGCGTTCGCGTTCGTGACCCGCCCGCTCGCCGCGCCGATGGGTCTCCCGTCGACGCAGAGCGAGGTGGTCAACTTCAACGGCCTGGGCCTGCGCGTGACCTACGCGTACAACTGGTCGAAGAAGCAGGACGAGATCTCGGTCGACATGCTGTGCGGCGTCAAGACGCTCGACGCAGCCCGCGCGGTTCGGTTGCTCGGCTGATGGGCCGCTTCACTCCCGTCGATGCTCTCCCGTTCGTGGCGGGCGTCGACCGTTCACCGACCGAGGTCGCCGTGCTGTTCCTCGGCGATCGGCCGACCACTGGTGACGCCCTGGACGACGCGGTCGTGTTCCTCGTCGAAGCGCTCGGCCTCTCCAAGGATGAGGCCGTCGAGGCGATCTCGTACGTCCCTGGCGTCGCCGCCGCGCCGCCGGCGCCGGCGGCGGACAAGGCTTCGCTGCTCGCTCGCGCCGCCGAGCTCGGCATCGAGGCGAAGGGCAACTGGGGCGCCGCGAGGATCGCGAGCGAGATCGAGCGCGCGGAGTTCGCCGCCGCCAACCTCGCCGCGCTCGAAGCGCACGCAACCGCAGCTGACGTCGCGATGGCGGCCGCGAAGGCCGCCGACGGCGTCGGCACGCCCGCCGAGGGCGAGCCGAACGCTCCGGTCACCGGGGACTGACCCGACATGCTGGCCAGCCTCGACGACCTCGCAGCGATCGGTGCCTTGCCGGTCGACGAGCCCTCCACCTCGACGCGCGCTGCGCGTGCGAAGAGGCTGTTGGAGCTCGTCTCCGGTCAGGTCGTCGCCTACCTCCGGGTGGACGACGAGGCAGCAGTGCGTTCCGAGTACACGGACGCGCAGCTGACCGCTGTCGCTGCGGTGGTCGCCGAGGCGGCCGGCCAACGGCTGAACGCGTCGGCGGCGCCGTCGTCGGACTTCCAGCCTGTCGAGGCCGGGTGGTCGTCGGCGCTGCTGAACCGCCGGCACATTCGTGCGATCGATCGTGCCCTCGGCCGCGCTGGCCGGGGGTCACGGACGATCGACACGGGCCGTGACGAGGAGACGTCGTTCCTGACGTACTCGCAGGCCGGCAACCAGGAGACGACCTGGTGAACGGTCAGACGATCCGCGAAGCGATGAAGGCTGCGCTCGAGGGCGGCGTGCTGCCCGATGGGTGGCAGGTCACGCTCGAGACGTCTCCGGATCTGCACGCGCGGACCTTGCAGATCGGGCACGCCGAGCTGGTCGAGCCGACCGAGTATCGGGCGTTCACGATGGTGCTCCCGGTCACGTTGTGGGTCGACGAGGGTGACACCGCTGATGGCGTGGTGGAGCTGTACGAGCTCCTGTCGCCGGGGTCGGGGTCGATCTTCACGATCCTGCGTGCTGCTGCCGGTGTGCCGCTTGCCGGGCCGTGCTCGGCCGGGCCGGTCGGCCGCCGCGATGAGGGCCCGTCGGGGTTCCTCGCTGTCGACATCCGACTCCCGTTGAAGGTGACCTGATCATGGCCCGTTCCCGCAAGCCCGCCCCGGCTGCTGTTGTGCAGTCGCCTCGTCTCCCGGTCCGCCGGTCGTGCGCACGCGACAGGTGCACGCGTGGCTGCTGGGGCGACGCCGAGCTGTGTCGCATCCACCTGAACGAGCACCTCGCAGGGATGCGCACGGTGACGGTCGACATCCCGCCGATCGCCACTCCGACCCCGTCCACCAACGATCCCACCACCATCGATCCGGCCGCGGCCGGCACCAGCGAGGAGACCCACCATGGGTGAGCAGTACCAGCTCAACGCAGAGATCAAGATCGGCCCGGTCGACGGGACCCTCGTCGACGTGTCCGCCGACGTGTCGGCGCTCGTTATCAACACGAAGCGAGAGGCGTTGACGAAGCCGCCGACGTACGGCAACCCGAACAAGGAGATGCGCGCTGGCGCGACGGAGGACACGGTGACGCTGGTGTTCTCGTTCTCCGAGGCGCCGTCGACGGACCTGTGGGCCGTCATGTACGACGCCGCCCGCAACGACAACGGCGAGCTCGAGTTCAGCGCGCTGTACCAGGACGGTGCGGTCGGTGCGTCGAACCCGGGGTTCCGTGGCGTGTTCACGGTCGTCGACATCGACACCGGCACGCCGGTGAACCAGTGGAAGCAGCAGAGCAAGACGTACCCGGCCCGCGCGATCGAGGGCCCGCTCTCGTCGTTCGCCTGATCGGCCGCCAGTGGCCGACGACTTCGCTGCGCTGAACCGGAAGTTGGCCGCGCTCGCCGACCAGCTGAAGGGTCCGCCGATGCGGGCGGTCACCTCACGCGTGACACTCAAGGCGAAGCGCGTGGTTGAAGCCGAGTACCGCAAGGACGTCGGCGCGGACATGCGCATGTCGAACTGGCACCGAGGCAAGGGCCAGGGCGTGAAGCTGGGTGTCGGGTTCGACCTCGTGTCGGATCATGTGGCCAAGATGAGGCCCCGCCCATCCGGCCCGGCGAAGACGCTGGAGGATGGGTCGCTGTCCCACTCGATCGAGTCGAAGGCAGGGAAGGTCTCCGGCCGTGGTTCGTCGCGCGTCCGCGCTGGCCGGGCCATAGCCCGCGCTGCGGGCACCCGAGGGGGGTTCGCCGGGTCCAAGCCAATGCCAGTCGGTGCCGGGTTCGCGTTCCGCGTTCGCCATCGAGGTTCGCGAGGCAAGGGCACGTGGGCCCGCGGCATGACGAAGGTTGAGCGGCAGATGCCGCAATGGGTGAACGACGAGGTCGGAGACGTCCTCGGCCGGGTCCTGAACCGCTGACGAGTGGAGCGAGGGTGGTGGTGTCCTGATGGGCTTCGGTCAGCGCGTCGAGGTGGTCATCGATCTCGTGGCCGAGAAGGCATCGGCCGGGATCAAGTCGTTCCGCGAGTCGGTCGCCGAGGCCGATGGCGTGACAGGCAAGTTCAAGGCCGCGACCGGGTCCGCGTTCTCTTACGCGAAGGACCACGCCGGGCAGATGGCGATGGCGGGCGGCGCCGCGCTCGTCGCGTTCGGCGTGAAGGCCGTCGGGGCGTTCACCGACACCGCGAAGGCCGCCATCGACCTCGGATCGGCTACCGGTCTGGCGGTCGAGGACGCCTCCCGGTGGATTGCCGTGGGCGACGACATGGGCGTCACCGCCGAGCAGCTGCAGTCGTCGATCGGCAAGATCGGCAAGCAGCTCGACTCGGAGAAGTGGGGCAAGTACGGCATCGCGACGCGGGACGCGTCGGGCGCGGCCAGGTCTGCGAACGACATCCTGATCGACTCCCTCGACATGCTCGGCAAGATCGAGAACGAGACGGAGCGCACCCGCGTCGGGAACGACCTGTTCGGCAAGGGGTACGCCAGCCTGGCCCCGCTCATCGGCAAGACGGCCGACGAGTACCGCGACATGTTGGGTGCCGTCGAGAAGGGCCAGGTCATCACCTCCAAGGAGGCCGAGAAGGCCGAGCGGATGCGTCTCGCTCAGGATGCCTTGTCGGACGCGCTCGGTGAAGTGACGCTGGCGGTCGGCGGCATGGTCGCGTCGTTGGCGCCGATGATCGAGCGTCTGGCCGATGCCACCATCAAGATCGAGGGGCTGGTTGGGCCGACCCGCGAAGCGATCCTGGCGATCGACGCAATGGATCTCGGGCAGCGCGCTCGCGATGCCGGTGCGTTCGGGTCCGCGACCGACACCGTCGGCAAGTACCTCGTGAAGTTCATCCCGGTCGCCGAGGGCGCCGCCGAAGGCACCGAGAACCTCGACGCAGCGATGACGTCCGCCGGTCGAGCGATGGACGCCACCGGGGGCAAGCAGGGCGATCTGACCGAGAAGACCCGGGATGGCGCTGCCGCGCAGGAGTCGGTGACCGACGCAATCGGTGATCGGATCAAGGCCGAGCAGGATCTCTACGCCGAACTCCTCGGCCAGGTCGACGCGAACTACGCGTACATGACGCAGGTTCGCGACACGCAGGCCGAGCTGGCGGGGTACAACAAGGAGCTCGCCGACGGGACCCTCAAGGGCGACGAGCTCGTCGACGCTACGGAGCGTGCTCGGCAGTCGATGGTCGATGCGGCCACCGCGTACGCCGACACGTCGGGCGCTGCCGCCGGCACGAAGGGTTACATCGACTCGATGATCGTGTCGCTGGAAAACCAGCGGGCGGCGCTCGACCCGTCGTCGCCGCTCTACGGAGTGATCACCGGGTACATCGGCCAGCTGAAGTCGATCCCAGCGACGGTGTCGACGGCGTTCGAGATCACTGGTCCCGGCAAGATCACGGTGTCGCCCGGCGGCGACTCGGAGAAGCGCCGCGGCGGGCAGAACTGGATGGGCGGCCAGGTCGGGCCGAGGCAGGAGACCGAGTTCGCTGAGCGTGGCCCCGAGTGGTATCGGGATCATGCGTCCGGGAAGTGGTACCTGATCGGCGGTCCGAAGGGTGGCGAGGGTGTCCCGGTGACCGGTGGTGGTGGGGTGACGATCAACATGCCCGGTGCGGTGTTCACGAACGGGACTGACGTGAACGCGTTCGCTGCGGCGATCGAGATGAAGGTGCGACTGTGACGGCCTCGATGCGGTTGGAGTCGTCGGGGATCGATGCGCTCGTGCTCGCCGAGGTCGGCGGTCTCGATGTCGCGTCGATCGATTGGGGTTGGCCGTCCCCGCGCGATGTGGTGGAGCCCCGCCCGTCGGCGCACGGGACGATCGACTCGACGTCGCTGTTCGGCGCGCGGGTGATCACGGTGCAGTTCTGGCTCGACTCGTGCCCGGCGGTGTCGCGGCGCGCGTTGCAGCGGTTCCTGGACCCGGGCCGGCGGTCGTACATGTACTTCCGCGAGTCGGCCGATGATCCGGAGCTGCGGGTGCTGGTGCGTGGGTCTGCGTGGTCGGAGCAGGTGCCGGCGTCGGTGCTGGTGTCGGGTCAGCGGTCGGTCGTCGCGCAGTGGGTCGCTCCGGACGGGATCCTCGAGGCCGCCGAGGCGACCGAGACGACGGTGCCCGCGACTGCGACGGCGGGGACTGCAGGGTTCACGACGCCGATCACGACGCCGCTCGTCTTCCCGGACAGCGTGCCGATCGGGTCGGCGACGATCGTGAACGGCGGGACGGTCGACTCGTATCCGGTGATCCGGGTCTACGGGCCGTGCGCCGATCCGGTGGTGGAGAACCAGACGGTCGGCCGCGAGTTGGCGTTCGACGGGTTGACGGTGAACGCAGGCGAGTACGTCGAGCTCGACACTCGGGCGCGGACGGTGCTCTACCTGTCCGACCCGGGCGACTCGCGGTATGCGGATCTGGACTTCGCGACGTCGTCGTGGTGGTCGCTCGCGCCGGGCGAGAACGCAGTGCGGTTGGCGCCGGCGTCGTTCTCGGAGCCGTCGCAGATGGTGGTCACTCACCGTGACGCGTACCTGAACATCTAGAGGAGGGTCGGATGACGATCTGGGATCCCGGCATCATGCAGTCGAACGCCGGCACGCCGTCGTACACGGCGCAGGAGCTCCGGTTCTATCTGCGTGGCGAGGACTGGGACGAGGGCGTGCTGCGCCCCTCCGCGTTGAAGGTCGGCCAGCGTGGCGCTGGCGCGAACATGACCGTCGACGTCGCGGCCGGCGACGCGATCGTGACGGGTGACGATCAGGCGAACCAGGGCCGGTACGCGGTGCGGGTGGATGCGACGGTGAACGTCACCGGGTTCACGGCGCCGGCGGGGTCGAACCAGCGGTACGACCTGGTGGTGTTGCGGATCAATGATCCGGATGCCGGCGGGACTGCTGGTCGGACTGCGACGCTCGAGCGGGTGGCGGGAACTGCGGCGGTGTCGCCGACGGTGCCGGCGACGCCGACGTCGTGTCTGCTGCTCGCCGTGGTGGGGCCGTTCACGTCGTCGACGACGTCGGTGACGACGGGCATGGTGCACGACGCACAGACCGCGACAGGGCCGTCGGGCGCGACTGCTGCGCACCTGTTGGCTGGGGAGCGGTCCCATGCGGGCAAGATCGTGGTGTTCGCCGGGTCGTCGGGTTGGGTGCCGAACGGGTGGCTGCTCTGCTACGGGCAGGCGATCTCGCGGTCGACCTATGTGGATCTGTTCACGATGCTCGGCACGACGTACGGGTCGGGTGACGGGTCGACGACGTTCAACGTGCCGGACTTCCGTGGCCGCGTCCCGGTCGGTCTCGACAACATGGGTGGTTCGGACGCCGGCCGGCTGAGTGCGTCGAACACGCTCGGCGGCACCGGCGGCGCCGAGACCGTGACGCTCATCGAGGCGAACCTCCCGGTGCACGCACACTCGATGGACCACGACCACCCAACGGCGTCCCCGACGGTCGGGGGGACGCCGCTGAAGCTCACCCCGCTCTCGGTAGCCGCCGGGACGGACGGCAACACGGTGTCTGGTACCGGGTCGGCGATCGAAGTCGACCTCCCGAACTACACGGGCAACACCGGCAATGCCGGTTCGGCGACGCCGTTCAGCAACCTGCAGCCGTACGCACTGATCAACGTGATCATCCGCACCTGATGGCTGAGTGGGTGTGGGCGGTCGGTGGACCGTCACCGACCGGGCAGCCTGAGCGTGAGCTGACCGCAGCGTCGGGCCGGTCGGTGGCGTGGCGCGTCGATGCTGCGGCGTCGGCGCAGTTCTCGATCGACGGCCGCCACGTCGAGGCTGCGTCGATCGTGGAACGCGAGACCGACCTGTGGATCTGGCGTGACGGTGTGCTGCTGTTCCGTGGCCGGGTCGTCACCGCGTCGGACGACCTCGACGCCGACCAGCATCGCTGCCAGTTCACCGCTGTCGACTACCGGGGGATGCTCGCCCACCGCATCGTCGGCTCCGCTGGCCGGACGTTCACGGGGGTGGATCAGGCGGTCATCGCGTGGACGTTGATCGACGAGTCGCAGGCGTTGACGAACGGCGACTGGGGCATCACTGACGGCCTCGGGTCGACGTCCGGCACGAACCGTGACCGGGTGTACGCGCCGGGGAAGCCGGTGCTGGATGCGATCGCCGAGCTCGGCCGTGTCGATGACGGGTTCGAGTGGCAGATCTCACCGCTGCTCGAGCTGGACCGCTGGTTCCCGCGCCGTGGTTCGGCGGTGTCGGTGGTCCTCGACTACGGCGGCGTGCTCGCCCGGGTGGGACGCCTGTCGCAGCCGGACGACTGGGGCAACCATGCCCTGTCGGTCGGCGCGCAGGGCACGACCCCGGAGCCCGCCGACTCGGCCGACATCGCGACGGACCTGGCTGGCCGGTGGGAGGTGTTCGACGGTGACGGCTCGACGATCGAGCAGCAGTCGACGCTCGCCGATCGTGCCCGCTGGGTCGTCGATGAGGCTTCGACCGCGCAGGCGTCGCTGTCGGTGACGTGGGCGGCCGGCCGGTGGGCTGGCCCTGACGAGATCTGGGTCGGTGACACCGCGACGGTCGCGATCGGCTCGGGCCGTCTCGCGATCAACGGGCCGGCCCGCCTGGCCGAGCTCGTCGCTGTACCGGGCGTGGATGGGTCGGAGACGATCACGGGAGGGCTGGTGCTCGCATGATCGGCCAGTCCGCCCCCCCGTCTCCGCTGGACGCGCTCGCCGCGCGCCTCGCGCGGATGGAGGAACGCATCGCCGATCTGCAGCGGACCACCGGTCGGTGGGCGACGGTGCCGCGTGTGTCCGTCGGGAAGTCTGGCGCACAGTCGGTGAGTCACAACGCTCTGACGGCGGTCACGTGGGATGTCGAGGTGACCGATGCCCGTCTGATGCACGACGGCTCGAACCCGTCGCGTCTCACCGTTCCCGCTGGTCTCGGTGGCGCCTGGCGCATCGGGTACGGCCTGCAATGGGACGCCAACTCTGTGGGTGATCGCCTGGCATTCATCTCGGTGAACGGGTCGTTCACGCGTCATGGTCCGAGCGAGATCCCGATGACGTCGCCCGGGTACTGCGGCCAGAACGGATCGTCCGATCTTGACCTCGTGGACGGCGACTACGTCGAGATCATCGTCTACCAGTCGTCCGGATCGGCGCTCGGCGCGCACGGCGTCGAGTTCTACGCGTCGTTCCTCGGCGCCTGAGGAGGTTCCCCGATGCGTCGTGCAGTCCTGGTGGTGTCGGCTCTCGCGGTCGGCCTGATCGTCGGATGGATGGTGGCCCCATGATCCTCGTCAGCCGAGCCGAATGGGGCAGCCAGCAGACGAAGGTCCCCGTCGCCGCCGACGGGAAGCCCGAGGTCTACGTCCATCATGTCGCCGGGCGCACCCCGGTCGGCGCCGACGACGAGGCCAAGCACATGCGCGAGCTGCAGGCCTACGCGATCGGCACCAAGGGCTACATCGACATGGACTACAACGTCCTGATCGGCCCGTCGGGGCGCTGCTACGAGGGCCGCGGCTACTTCGGCCGCTCGGCCGCGACGCTCGATCGCAACGAGGTCAGTCGCGCGATCTGCCTGATGGGCAACCTCGACCAGCGCGAGCCGACCGCCGCCCAGCTCGCGGCCCTGCCGCTCGTCATCGCCGACATGGTCGCCAAGGGCTCGCTGCGCCCCGACGTCATGGTCCGCGGGCACTACCAGAACCCTGCGCACCCGAACGCCACCATCTGCCCCGGCCGGTTCATGATCCCTCACCTCGACGCCGTGCGCGCCGAGGTGGCCGCGCTGCTCGCGCCGACCACGCCACCGACCCCCCAGCCCCCCATCACGGAGGACCCCGACATGCCCATCGCACTCCACGTCACCGATCGCGAGCGCTCCGGCCGCGAGATGGTGCTCATCCTGTCCGGGTCCGGCGACCCGCAGGTGCTCTCGTTCCCTGGCCGTTCCGACGACCGCGACGCCACCCTCGCCGCCCTCGCGGCCGAGCGGGGCCGACCGGTCACCCAGCTCGAGGTGCACTCCGACACCTTCGACATGCTGGCGAAGGACTCCCTCGCGGAGAACGTGAAGTGATCGCGTCGGGCGGGACGTGGGACCTCGGTCCGGGAGCAGTGGCGGCGATCGGTGCGATCTGCACGCTGCTCGCGACTCTGTTCGCCAAGCAGGCGCGCGACACCAGGGTGACCAAGGTCGCCGCCCACGCCGCCGCGAAGGAGACGGCCGAGGTGAAGAAGACCCTGACCGAGAACAACGGCGGGAGCTCGGTGAAGGACGCGCTCGATGAGTTGCGTGGTGGGCAGCGGCTGATCATCGAACGCCAGGCGCAGCAGGGCGTGACCCTCGGCGAGCACACCGCCCGACTGCAGTCGCTCGAGGTGCGCATGCCACGCCGGTCCGCGGACCGACTCCCGCCTCCGCCGCCCGTCCCGAAGGAGCCAACGTCATGAGCCGTCTCGCCCGCTGGTACCGCGCTCGCCGCAAGGCGATCGCCGGTCTCCTCACCCCGGTCGCCGCGTGGGGCGTCATGCGCGTCACGACCGAGGTCACCGACCTCACCTTGCCCGCCGGCTGGTCTGCGGCGCTCGTGTCGGTCCTCACCGGTGTCGTCGTGCACGAGATCCCGAACACCACGACGGAGGGCTGACCGGTGCCCCGCGCTGGCAACGCGCCCCCCGGTCTCGATCTCGTCATCCGAGTCGGGTCGGACTTCGCGTTCACCCTCTACGACATCGTCGATTCGGCTGACGCCCCGTTCGACTTCACCGGCGCGACGATCACGTGCAAGGTGCGCACCGACGCGGACGTCGACCGGACGGACGTGACGCTCACCGCGACGCCGTCGTCGGGGCAGCTCGTGCTGACGATGTCGGCCGCGCACACCGCGCTGCTCGACGCGACGGACTGCTGGTACCTCGACGTCACGAAGTCGTCGGTCCGGCATCCGTGGCTCGCCGGTGGGATCATCCCGCTGCCGATCGGCCGGGGTGCGGTGGCGTCGACGTCGAGGGTGCTGCAGGTGCGGCTGCCGGAGACGACGCTGAGCATCAACGCCGCCCCCGGGTCGAGTGGCGGTGGCGGGTCGATGACCGCCGCCGAGATCCTCGCCGCGCTCCTGACGGTCGACGGTCCGGGCTCGGGCCTGAACGCCGACCTGCTCGACGGGCTCTCGTCGGCGTCGTTCGAGACGGCCGGAGCCGCCGCCGCGCTCGACGCAACGCTTCCCTCGCGGTATCTGCCGCTCTACCCGACCGTCGCGACGGTCGCCAAAACGACCGACACCCTGTCCGCCGCCGATCACGGAACGACGGTCCGCTACACGAACGCGTCGCTCGTGACGGTCACGCTCCCCACCGACGGCGCCGAGGACCTGCCCGACGGGTTCTGGTGCGCTCTCCACGCCGAAGGCGCAGCAGGGCTCACCCTCTCCGTCTCCGGCATCACGCTCGCACCGACCGGCGCGAACAAGACGATCGCCGTCGGCGAGGTGCTCGTGGTGATGAAGACCCCCGCGGCCAACACGTGGATGCCGATCGGCGGGACCTCGGCGTGAGCCTGCTCGCCGCGCTCCTGGCCGCCGCCGCACAGCAGGGCGGCGCTGGTGACGCGTGGGGCTACTACCGCACCGTCACGATCAACAACACGGGCGGCAACGCGCACACGGACCATCAGGTCCGGGTCGCGCTCACGTCGGGCAACTTCGACTTCAGCCACGCTCGGACCGACGGCTACGACGTGCAGTTCCGGGCCACCGATGGGGTGACGGTGCTGTCGTCGTGGCGGGAGTCCTACGACGACGCGACCGACACGGCGGCGTTCTGGGTGAAGGTGCCGAGCGTGCCCAGCAACTCGAGCACGACGATCCGCCTGTACTACGGCAACCCAGCCGCGACGGATGCGTCGTCGATCACGAGCGTGTTCCTGTTCGGCGAGGACTTCCGCGTCACGAGCACCGCGGCGTTGAGCGTCGGCGCCGGCTCGATCGCCGAGCAGCCGCAGGCGACGCTCGGCAACAAGGAAGCGTGGAACCTGCGCATCGCGATGCACGACGCCGGGGTGGCGTGGCGGACGACGCAGGTCCGCGAGCAGTCGCAGATCCAATGGACGGGCAGCGAGTTCGTGATGCTCGTCACCGGGGATGTGGGGACCACCCAGCAGCAGACGGGGCTCTACTACGCCGACGCGATCACCGGGCCGTGGACCGACTACGCGTCGAACCCGGTGATCCCCAACGCCGAGGACTCCTACATCGTCGTCAACACCGACGGGACGATCTACACCGACGGCTCCGGCTGGCACTACGTGTACTTCGAGCGCAAGAACACCGGCACCTCCGACATCGGGGTGTCGCGCACGAAGAACTTCCGCACCGACTGGGAATCGTGGACCGGCTCGGCGTGGGGTGCCGTCGCCTCGCATGTCGCGGTCATCGCCAAGGGCTCGTCGGGCGCGTGGGACGACTGGTTCGTCTACTCGCCGTGCGTGATCCACGACGGCTCGCAGTTCGTGATGCTCTACGAGGGCGCGGCCTCGGCGTCGGGGCCGTTCCAAACCGGCTGCGCCCGGTCGGCGGACGGGATCACCTGGACCAAGGAGGCGTCGAACCCGGTGCTCGCGCTCGAGGTGGTCGACGACGTGAAGCTCGTCGGGTCCACCTGGTGGCTGATCGGCCACGGCGACGCCGGCAACCAGTTCCGCTACGAGACCTCGGTCGCGCCAGCGTCGTGGTCCTCGACGTCGTTCACGACCACGTTCGCCTCGTACTTCGAGCAGGGCGGCAACTCGATCATGTTCGCCCACGGGTTCGCCGGGGCCGACACGTGGGCCACCTACCAGGACGGCGTCGGCACGGACGGGATCTGGCTGTACTCGTGGATCGGCGGCAGCAAGTGGCGGCCGAACCGGATCGGCACGAACTCGGACTACGTGAAGCAGCGCAAGTCGATGACCTACCCGGTCGGTGTCGACGACGCCGGCTACCTGTCGCTGCAGCACGGCGCGCCCACCGGCACCTCGACGGGCGCGATCGGCATCGTGTCAGCCGACCTCGGGGTGGCATCGAACTTCTCGGTCGTCATCTCGAAGCGGCAGACCGAGCTGACCGCC